ATGTTTTCAGAAGAAATTTTAGAAAAAATAAGAAACAAAGAAGAGGTTTTGCGTGTTCCACTGGTATTCCAGTGTGCAATGATTCATGCGATACAGGAAGTTTTGGATGAGGAAAGAGAGGCAGATGTGGATGAACAATCAATATCAACAACCGCAGAATAATTTTCAATACAATCCCGGCTATAACGCATATCCATACAATCCTTGGGCAAATATGCAAAGAATGCCGCAACAGGAACAGTTTCAAAGCATTTCACAACCTGTTCAATCTGGAATCAACGGAAAAATTGTATCTGATATAAATGCAATTGCCGCAAATGATGTACCAATGGATGGATCTGTTGCTATATTCCCGAAGAATGATTTATCGGAGATATACGCAAAGCAATGGGCGTCTGACGGAAAAATCTCTACGGTCGTTTTTAAGCCTGTCCAATCTGAAAGCCCTAGCAATTATCGTCAGACGAACAAAAAGCGAAATTTGGGCTATCTGATGATGTTACAGAGGTATTTATGCAGAAGTTCGATGAATTATTCGAGAAAATAGAACAGATTGAAAAAAGCATCGGTAAAAATTCCGCTTCAAAAACAAGAGCGGTAAAAAAGGATGGTGAGTCATAATGAATCCTATGAATATTATCAAGAACAAAATTATGAATGATCCACAGATAAAAAATAATCCTATAGCACAGAATGCTATGCAGATGATTCAGAGCGGAAATACGCAGGGCTTAAAATCTATGGCAGAAAATATGTGCAAAGAGCGTGGGATTACAGTAGAACAGGCAAAAGAAGAAGTTATGAAATTATTTAATTGATACATTTTGGGTCGTGCGCACATTAAAGACAGTCTACCCGATGTAAATAAAATTTACGGAGGTAAACAAAATGTTCAATGGAAATTCACCAAGTCTTGCTGATATTGCAGCAGTGACAGGCAACAATCGTGATGATGGTTTTCTCGGTGGTGATGGGATCTGGGCAATTATCGTATTTGCTATGATCTTTGGCTGGGGCGGTTTTGGCAACGGCTGGGGTAATGGTGGAAACGGTGGTGCTACACCTTTTGCAGCCGGGGCATTAACTCAGGCAGATTTACAGAGAGGATTTGACACGCAGGCTATCGTTGGAAAGCTTGACGGAATCACAAATGGAATCTGTGATGGGTTCTATGCAGCAAACAACAATATGCTTACTGGATTCAACGGAATTAACACCAATATAATGCAGACAGGCTATGGCATTCAACAGGCTATCAATGCGGACACAATCGCAAATATGCAGAACACAAATGCTTTGCAGTCTCAGCTTGCTAACTGCTGCTGTGAAACACGTGAAGCTATTCAGGGCGTAAACTACAATATGGCACAGAACACCTGTGCTTTGCAGAACACCATGAATACAAACACGAGAGACATTATCGACAGTCAGAATGCAGGAACTAGAGCTATCCTTGATTACCTTTGCCAAGAAAAGATTTCTTCCTTACAGGCAGAAAATAATGACTTGCGCAGAGCGGCTTCGCAGGATCGCCAGTCCGCACTTCTTACTACGGCAATGTCTGCACAGACACAGCAGATTATCAATTCTGTGAACCCACAGGCAGTTCCTGCATATGTTGTCCCTAATCCGAATGCTTATGCGTATGGATGTGGATGCAGCACAGGATGTGGCTGCTAAAAGTAGCTGCTAAACAACTAAATATCAAAATATCTTAATCAATTAGTCTAAGATTAGCTTAAAGCTAGTCGAAGATTAGTCCAAGATTATGTCTGCTTATGCAGTATTAAAATTTATGGCAAGGGGCAGGCTTTAAGGTTTTCCCCTTGCTTTTTTCGTACATTGACAATCGAATATTGGCTGATGATTTTTGGATTTGAAAAAAATAAAACAGTTGCGCCCCACAAAAGAAAACGCAACTGTTCGGATAACAATCAATCCACAAGGATCGATAAGTGTATTTTATCAAATTCCTGCGTAAAAATCAAGAAAAATGATTATAATTCGAAAAAGTGCTTGACTTTTCTTTGTGTATACATTATATTTTAATTGTGCCACAAAGAAAAGAGGTGAACAAAATGGGCATTCACAAAGGAACAAAGTTGACTGAAAATCCTAAAAAGCATACTTTGAATTTTAGGTATGATGATGAAACAGAGAAAAAACTTAATTATCTATCTAAGAAAGAAAAGTTGACTAAGGCTGAAATTATCAGAAAAGGGATTGATATTCAGTATAACGACAAAAAAGAGTAGTCAAGCATTACTTAGCGGTAATTGACTACTCTAAGAGCGAGATAACTCTCTATGAAATATTCTATCATAAGGGTTATCTCATTTCAAGCAAATTTTGGAAGCGAGGTATAATCCATGAAAGATGAAATTATCAACAAAATTATTGACAATCTGAAAAACACAAATGAATACTTTCTAAAGTGCATACTTGCTTATACAAATGTATTGGCAGATAGAAAGGACGGTGCAGAATAATGGGCGAATTATCTAAACTTGAAACAAGAACACCTATTGAGATTGCACTTGACATTGACAGTGACGGAATGACAACAGCAAGAAAGCTATATGCTTTCTTGGAATTGAGAAAAGAAGATTTTTCGAGATGGTGTAAGACAAATATAACCGAAAATGAATTTGCCACGGAAAATGAAGATTATTTGCGATTCTTCATTGATGCGGAGACGCCTACTGGTGGTAAAATTCAGAGAACAGACTACAAACTTACTGCACACTTTGCCAAGAAATTATCTGTAAAAGGGAATAGTGAAAGAGCGGAACAGGCAAGAGAGTATTTCACAACCATTGAAGAGAGAGTAAAGCAAAAGTCAATAGACAGAACGCAGTTATCGCCACAGCTTCAAGCACTGTATGGATTGATTGAAACGCAAGCAAGACAGGAACTAGAGCAGAAGCGACAGGCAGAGCAGATAACCAAAGTGGAGCAGACGGTCGACAACATGAAAGAGATATTTACACAGCCTATAGGTGACTGGAAGTCAGAAATCAATTCTAGGGTCCGAGAAATATCTCTAAAGAGCAATATCGAATATGCAACTTTGTATAATCACCTTTATGCAGAACTAGAGACAACTGCACATTGTAGTCTTAAGCGGTTGCAGGAAAACAAGAAGAAACGCATGGAAAAGGCAGGAAACACAAAAACTGCAATAAGACAGGAGACAACCAAAATCGCAATTATATATGAAAAGCCACAGCTAAAGGCAATTTTTGAAAACATTGTCAAGAAATACGCAATGCGGTATTGTGCATAGTATAATTGTTTCGAATCTGAAAACCATCAGCCAATATTTGGTTGGTGGTTTTTTTGATGGAAGGAGATGTTATATATTATGGCAGAATATGTATCAGTTGCAACACAGGAAGTTGCATCAAATGGAAATGTTGTATTTACAAACACAGCAGTTAAAGGGTCTGGCTGTATCCAGCACAGAGAGGGGAGCGGAATAATCACCCTGCGTGGACTGACAAATCAGTGCAGAGCAAGATTCTTTGTTGATTTTTCGGCAAACATTGCGGTTCCTACTGGTGGAACAGCTGGGGCGATTTCTTTAGCAATCGCAATTAGCGGTGAGCCTGTATTATCTTCGCAGATGATTAGCACACCTGCCGCAGTAGAACAGTTTAACAACGTATCCGCAGGAATTTATGTGGATGTTCCGAAAGGATGTTGCATAAATATCGCTGTAGAAAATACAAGCGGCGTTGCTATAGATGTGGCAAATGCAAACATCGTTGTCACAAGAGAAGCGTAGGAGGTGTATAGCTATGGATGTTAAGAGAATGCATGACATGATTGAAAAGATTTCAGAATGTGCAAAATGTGAATTTGACAAAGGAATTGAGTGCATTGATACCCAAGAGATGGGGGAAGTTGTCGATATGATGAAAGATTTGTCAGAAGCTATGTATTACAGAACTTTGACAAATGCAATGAATGACTTAGATCCGTATGAAACAATGGAAATGTTTGAAAGATACGGAGACGGTCGCAGACATTACGACAACTACAGATACAAAACCACAGGTGAGTATGCTCCAAAGGGAAAAGGCACTTACGTTGGCAGAAGAGGTTATGAAGAGCCGCCTTATTGGCATATGACCAAAGATGATTATGACAGATGGTCAGATATGCCTAGATCAGAGCGGATGCGTGACCTTGATCGGGCAAGCGGAAGAATGCACTTTGCCGAACCTGTATCTCATGGTATGGACTCTATGAGCGAAAGTCATTATGATCGTGCAAAGAGAAACTATACAGAAAGCAAAGAAATGCATAAGGACAATACTATGCATGACAAAGAAGCAAAGATGAAAAGTCTTGATGATTATTTGAAAGTATTTTCAAATGATGTAAAAGACTTAATTAAAGATGCTACGAACGAAGAAAAAGCACTCTTTAAGAACAATATGACAGGATTGATGAACGCAATGTAATTTGTTTTCTTTGAATTAAGCGGCTGGGGATTATTTCCCCGGCTGATTGCGTACAAGGGGCGATATCATGGTTTTTTATATTAACGGTACAAATTGGCGTGTTGTGTTTGTAAAGCCCAATAGCGAGGCAATTAGACGCACTGACGGAAGTTATAGTGTCGGCACAACAGATGCAAATACACATGAGATATATCTAAATGAAAATCTGCATGGTGATTTTTTGAAAAAAGTGTTTATTCATGAAGTATGCCATGCGATATGTATATCTTATGAAATTTATTTGCCGATCGAGCAGGAAGAGTTGTTATGCGATTTTGTTGCAACATACGGAAAAGAAGTGCTGGACATTGTAGATATGATGTTTGGTGCGGTTAGGATGGTATCATGAGTATGATAGATGAGATTTTAAGATTTGTGCAGAGAACAAACCCAAATATGACAAAAGCTGATCTTCTGTATCAAATGGGCATAACCGAATATTCGGCAAGAGCATTATATATTTCTTGTATGAGCAAACCGTATATGTTAGAATCTAAAGAAAAAGGCAGGAGGATTTGTTCTAATGGGAAAGATTGACATGGGTTTCATCAAATTATCTTATGAGTGCAGTGATTTGATCGAAGAAATCAAGGGAGACATAAGCGAATTTGGCGAGGAACTGGAAGTATGCGTTTTGGTAAAGGATTTTCATGGCTGCAAGATTTATAAAGAGTATGATTTTGTGGACACAGTGTTTGAACCTTTACACGATGATGAATTTGTCGAGAAGATGACAATAGGAAAATTGTTAGAATTATGTGAACAACAGAATAGTATATTTTAACGAAAAAAGAGCCAATGGAAAGGTCTAAAATCCGTTGGCTCTTTTCTACTTATCTGTTTTGTGCATGATTATATTATCATGTTTTATTTTATGTGTCAATACACAAATTAAAATTATGTTGAAATTTATTTTATGATATGTTATGATATATTTAATGATACAAATTATAATGTATCATTGTTTATTTTTCACAATATATGTATTGTAGCATACGCACACACATGTGCGTTTTGACGAAAGCGAGGTGCGCCGCCTATGGATATGGAAATATCTGTAAACACAAAAAACGATGTTATGAGAGAGCGTTTTCTTCTCGGTGCGAAACTTACAGGCAAATACGGCTTTCCACAACTTCCTGCGGTGATTGTTCATGCAGACGGCTTGAGATCCGCGCCATTTAATCTAGCATTAAAAGAACGAAATCCGAAAGAGTGTATTTGTCATTTCTTTATTGACGATATGCAATTTGAGAGAGTGTGGAACAACCCGGACAAATACATTCCAGCGTTGCAAAATTTCAAATATGTCTGCGCTCCAGACTTTTCTTTTTACGAAGATATGCCGCTTGCAATGCAAATATGGCAAGTGTATAGATCACGTGCGCTTGCTTGGTATCTTCTGATAAATGGCGTAAACGTTGTCCCTGTTGCTGGCTGGAGTGATGCGAGGTCCTTTGAGTGGTGCCTTGATGGATTGCCGCAGCAATCATCTATAGCTATTTCTTCCGTAGGTTGCGCTCGTGATGATCTGTCTAAAAGATGTTTTTCTTCCGGATATAGTGAACTGATCGAACGCGTGAACGGTGCAAGGGTTGTCTTGTTCGGTGAAAAAATAGTATCCGGAAACGTGGATCAGTTCCCGACTTTTTCAAATGAGATCCAAAAAAGAATAAAAGGGGGGCGATAGAATGGGCAGCAGATCTGGAAGAAAGAAAAGAACAGCGGATATATACGGCGTTAGAGCTGTGCGACAGACGAAAAAAGACGAAATAAACGGGGTTACTGTTATTATATCACGTTTCAAATTTGAAAAATACAAGAAGAAAAATATAAACAGGAAAAAATAAGCCCCCATTTCTGGGGGCTTTGCTGATGCGTTTACTTTTTTGTTATTAGATCGCACGTTTCAAAATTATTGTAAATTTTCAACTTTTTGTCTTTTCTTTTCGTTTTCTGCCTTGCTTATGCTGGAATCATCAAAAACAACACTATAGCCGCTATTTTTTAAGGTTTTAGCCATTTCAAAAGGATTGATTTTTGGAAAGCTACATACGTATTCAATGCAAATCATTCTTATTTGTCTGTGCTCTTTTCCTAGTTTTTCTAGATTCTTTTTATAAATATTAAATATTCTTAATTCCTTTTGCTTTGCTGTTTCATTCATCATGATTTATACCTCCTTACTCTTTTCCTCTCGGCTTTGCTGGCCGTTGCTTACTTTTGGCAAATCTCTATAACTTCGCTACCGTCTAAGAATATATAAGTTCGTTCGATACCTAAATCTCTACCAAATGATTCGTAATCAAAATAACGTGCTACGTTGTCAGGTACATTGTTCAAATACTCACATTCTTCTACAACCTGATATGCTATATCTGTCATGTTGTCACAACCGCTATATATTCTATAATCGCCACTGTTTACCTTGTCTATAGCTTCATTTAATGTATAGTCTAACTTCTGCATTAAAGCCTTTACAACATTGCTTTCTTCGTCCAGTTCTTTGATCCGTTGTGCTATGTCGTTCAGTTTGTCGATATTCTCATACTCTCCTACTTCGTATAAGTCGCACTCATAATCAGTTATAAAATACTCTTCGTATTCTTCGTTGATTCCGATATGATCAAATACTTCTTGAAGCTCTCCCTGTGATACTGGTAATTCTACCCATTCGCCTACAAGTTCGCCTTCGTTGTACTTTCCTAAGTTTGTTAAAAAAATTTTCATTGCTTTTTACCTTTGATCTATGCTATAATAGATCTACCTTTCTTATTGATTGGTGGCGATCGTGTTTAGTTGGTAGCTGTAGCGATCGCCTTTTCTTATTTACAAGTAAATTATAGCACAGAAATTATAAAAAGTCAACATATATTTTACAAGAATAAACAAAAAAACAAACAAAATAAAAAAAGCACTTGACAAATTGACGGACGTATGCTATTATATGGATAGTGGAAAGGAGGCGGTTAAAATGTTCCGAAAACTAGTAAAAAAAAGAATGATTGATCTGGAGATAAACCAAGCGAAACTTGCCGAAATGATCGGGCGATCACGTCAATCGTTATGTATTTCTCTAAGAAATGATAATTTGAAAGAAAACGACATGCGAAAGATCGCGGATGCAATGAATTGTGATCTAGTTATCGAATTAAAGCCAAGAGACGGAGAATAGCAGCGACCCCCAGCCGATCGGCTGGGGGCTTTTTTGCGCATAAAAATACCCCAGTAAATTTTACTGGGGCTTTTATTTAGCTAAAATATCCGAAATCGCCTTGAACGCCTGTTGTTATTATCATCTTTCCGTCATTTCTTCGATAAACAACGCCACAGCCGCCGTCTAAAAGTGACCATACAAGCCACCCTAACGGGGCCACTGGTTCTTTTGTCTTATAATCAACAAACGCATAACGCGGATTAATGCCGCTCTTTTCTTGATCCAACGCGTTCTGTATGATCTCTTGATCTGTGGCCATTAATAAAGATCCGTCTTTCTTTCTTCCTAACACTCTCATGAGATTACCCCCTACATTTCTACAGGAACTACAACAATTCCCGTATCCTTGTTTAGTTCTGCGATCTCTTCCGGGGCGAACTCTTCGCATCCAATCAACATTCCGTCTACATATAATTTACACATTTTCATTTTACAATACCTTTGATCTATGCTATAATAGATCTACCTTTCTTATTGATTGGTGGCGATCGTGTTTAGTTGGTAGCTGTAGCGATCGCCTTTTCTTATTTACAAGTAAATTATAGCACAGAAATTATAAAAAGTCAATATATATTTTACAAAATAAAAAAATATATGACAAAAATAAAAAAAGAGTTGACAAGAGTAAAAGATCATGCTATTATATTTATAGATTAAAAGAAAGGGCGTCCCAAGAACGTATGGTGAAAGATCATGAAAAAATTAGGAAAAACATTTAGAAGAGTAGAATTTGACGGATCGGAGATGTCAAAAAAGGCGTTTAATGTTTACTCAAACAGCGACTTTTGCGTTTGGCGAGATCTGCGCGGCACGTTCTACGTTTCTGACAACGAAGCGGCCGATCCGATAGAGATCGGAACGCTGCTTGATGTGATTGATTATATTGAGGAAATGGCAAAGGAAGAAGAATAA